TCGTACTTCTTTTTCTAATTCCAAAATCTCATAAACATCATTGACATCATACATAATATCTTTCCCTTGCTTACGAAATCTTAATCCTTTGCGTTCTAACTTCTTAATATAGCCATGAGTGAAGCCAAACTTCTTCATCAAAGCCTGTTGATTGATTGGCATGCGATCATTCTCTAACCGCTCCTTGACCTGCTTTTCAGCAAAGGCCAATAATTGATTCGTGAACAATTCAGCACTTTCGCAGTCCAATCGTAATTGTAGGGTTATACCTTCCATTTTTTTACATCCTCTCAACTATGCGGGCAAGCATTTTTGTGATATAATGATTTTAATTATTTAAGTATGCGCCTGACTTCGTTAGGTGCTTTTTTGTGTTGTTGTCAAACTGTCTTACTTTCCATCGCCCTGAGTTCTATCTCATGGCTGACTTGTCTAAATAGCTTCTCACACGCTATCTTAGCTTCTCTGTACGTTGTAGATTCACTGATGAAGTAATCAGCAAGTTCAATAATTTTATCTTCCATTCAACCTCCTATATCAGTCTCAAGACTGATGTAATATCCTCCTAAATTGCTATAATAATCTTGACCAGGACCTCTCACCGTTTTAGTCAAAATTCAAATAGAAAGGAGGAGATCTAATGACACTATCTGACAAAGAAATCGCTTTAGAACTTACAAAAATTACCGTCGAACACTTTAATACTCGAGTTGCACATAGTGTTCCAAAGTCTGGATTAACAGAAGAAGCCATTGAACAATTCTACAAGCGATTCTATGAAACTGTTACGAATTTAAAAGATGATCATCTAGAATCGTAACATCTATTTGGAGCACATCTTCTGGATGTGCTTCTTTAATGCGAGCTATTTTTCCAATAGCTTCATCTACAGACGTACTTCTTAAAGAGATATTCAGTTTGGCCATCCCTCTGTCTTCCTTTCTATTTTTTCTGTCTATCTTTCTGCTATAATTAAATCCGAAATTGATAGGCTTTTTCTGTAAACGCTCAAGAAAACTAGTATTTCTTAATAATCTTTGCACCAACTCAGGGTCTGCCTTTACAAAGGTGGACTCTTTTTTCCCACTATACGGATATCGTCTTGGTCTCATTTTTCTTCCTCCCTAAGCTTGACTAAAAGCGTTCAGTTCCATAATCTTCATCTTGGTATTGGTGCTTGGCTCCCACGTCATCCAGTAAGCAAGAGCGGCATCCGCATGCTTCTTAGGTAACAAGTCATAGCGACTGATATTAAAATGATCCTTGAAATCAATCTCAGCTTGTCTAAAGACTGACTGAGCAAAAATCTTATCCGCATAAGCTGGACTATCAATACCACCTAAGCAAGCCACGACACGAGCCTTGCGCTTCTTCAGGAGCGACTGAGCATAGCTTGGATGAATCGGTTGCTCGCTCTTGAGGTAGTCGATATCTTCCAGCATGCTATTCTGTTGCTCACGCAACTTCTTCTGACCAGTAAACAGAGCAATAAAGGCATCCTCGTCCAAATCCTCGCGGATAAATCCACCCTGTTTGCGAATAGCTGGCAATACCTCTGATGTCACCCAGCGCTTGAACTCTTTAGCCTGAGGCAACTTGCTGGATAAGATAAGAGAGTAGAGACCAGATTCGTTGATGACTGTCTGATTTCTCATCTGACCTGCCGTCGCGATTTGCGACGTTAGTTTATCATCTTCATCAACATGTCTGTTAATATCTCGACTACCGTTTTGGTACCCCAGAATATCCGCAACATCCTTAGCAACGAACCACGGTTCGTTATCAAATATCACTGTACGGACTTCCTGTCCGTGAAAATTAAAAATTTCGTTCATAATATTCCTTTCTAAATTTGGTATAATGAAAATAAAACGAGGTAATTCTGATGAAATTAAATCCTGATTGTATCCGTGATATCCTTTTTGTTGTTGAAGAGTATTCAACATACTCCAATGATGTCTCAGAGGATAAACTATATGAAAAACTTGTTCCAAAATATTCACAAGAAGAGCTACTTTATCATGTCAGACAATGTGAACATAGTGGCTTATTTCTCGATGTACAACATTATTTTGGTGGCTTCTCAATTCAAGATTTATCTCCTTATGGTCATCAGTTCATCAATGATATTCGCCAAGATAACAATTGGAATCGAACAAAAGATATAGCAAAGAATGTTGGTTCTTTTTCACTGGATGTCCTTAAAGATATCTCATCACAAGTTATTACCAACCTCATTTCAAATCAGCTTGGCAATAAATTTTAAGTAGACAGTAGCATGGTGGCTTTCAACCGTGCTTTTTGTTTTGATTGCTTGCACCCCTTTTAATTTTTGGTCATTCAAATAAATACCATCTTCTCTTATTTTGAGTTCGTTCATCTTCCCCTCCTACTCCAGCACCTTACTGCCGAGCACCAACCGTTTAACGACAACGTCCATCTCCTTAAATTCGGCATTCTCCGCACAGTAGCGGACGCTCTCGCTGATGATGTGACAAATAGATACTCCGTACTCGTTCGCCAGCTCCGTCGCAATCTCCCAGGCATCTTTGTCAATCCGTGTTACTTTTTGCGCTGCGTTGTTCATAATGTTCCTTTCTAGTTTTAGTAAGTTCAAATTTCTTGAACTTCAGGTTTAAAAAAATAATCTCCTATTTGGTTATCTGGAATAAGTAACAGATCACAAGCTATTGTAATTTCGTTGTTTTTCCAATAACGCTGATTATTTAATTTAAGTGAAATACTTCGTTCTGAAAGTTTCATAGCTTTAGCGAATTTTTTCCGGCTATTAAAAATTTCAGTAATTCTTCCATTCAATTTTGAATAATCAAATTTCATTTATTCTCCTTTCCACCTTTTGTTCAAGTTATTTGAACTTTTGTGATTATAATTCTACTCCTTATTTTTTGGCTTGTCAATACCTAAATTTATTTTTTTTGAACTTTTTGTTTTTTCTCTTGAACTTTTGTTCAAATAGATATATAATTACTATTGAGAACGGAGTGTTAAATATGAAAATTACAACATCTTTACGACTAAAACAAATTCTGTCTGAAAGAAATCTTAGACAAGTAGATATCTTGAATAGTTCTTTACCACTTCAAAAAGAACTTGGTATCAAAATGGGTAAGAGTGCTTTGTCACAATACGTTTCAGGAAAATCTTCTCCTGATCAAGATAAACTTGTTTTATTGTCTAAAACATTGGGTGTCTCTGAAGCTTGGTTAATGGGATATAATGTTCCCATGTCAGACGATACCCCTGTCCAAGAACTGAAGATACCTACTTCCCCTCTTGTTCAGAAAATAACTGAAAAAGCTGTAAAGCTTACTGCTCCTAGAAAACAAAAGGTTTTAGATTTTACAGAGAACCAATTGCGCGAGCAGTCTAACAAAGTTATTTCATTAGAGGAAGACTTATTTGAATACAAGGTATATGAAAAACTTTCAGCTGGTACTGGATTCTCATACTTCAACGATGGGAACTATGACACTGTTTTTTATGACAAAGACCTAGACCACGATTTTGCTTCTTGGGTTTTTGGAGACTCAATGGAACCTAAGTACATGAATGGAGAGGTCGTTCTTATCAAAGAAACAGGATTTGACTATGATGGTGCTGTTTATGCAGTTGAGTGGGATGGGCAAACTTATATCAAGAAAGTCTATAAAGAAAAAGACGGCCTCAGACTCGTCTCTATCAATAGCAAATATAAAGATAAATTTGCACCATTTGAAGAAGATCCAAGAATCATTGGAAAAATAGTCGGAAACTTCATGCCAGTTGAAAATTAAAAGGAGAAAAAAACATGAACAAAAGAAACATAAACAAAAGAAAAAATTCTAAGCCAATTTATAAAAGAGTATGGTTTTGGATACTAATTACTTTCTTAGCTATCGGTGTTATAAATAGTATTTCAAAGAACCCATCTAAAAATACTGAAAACACAAAATCAGCTACAACAGAGGTCGCCTCATCATCCTCATCTGAGGGTTCCGAAAGCACGGAAAATTCAAAAGAAGAGAAAGGTAGTAAATCAAAAAGTAAAGCGAAGCCATCCCAAAAAACAAAAAATGATGGACCTGAATATACAGAAGCATCTAACACAGAATTCGCTAACCATTTGACTACCGAAATCAATAACCAGCTAGGAGATACAGGTTTTCAGATTACAACTCAGCCTGTAGGTAATAATGTTATCCACTTATATCTTCCTCAAGATGTCAAATATTACTCTAAAGTAGAAATTCAACAAATCGCTGACAAACTGTACCAAATTAAAGAAAGCACTTTTAAAAATTGGGCAATAGAAAATGGATATGATTTGAGTTATGCTAACTCGCCTCATCTATATGTGAAAGCGGAAGATAACACAACACTTGCTGAAGAAAGTGGTTTCGTCAATAAATCAATGAAAGTCAAAGTAAATAATTAAACAAAAAAATCCCCACACTCTCCATCGCCAAACTTTGAGTGTGAGGATTTAACTTTCCATCTAGCAAGCAATGGAAAGGATGATAAAAAAATACAACTATAGTTTATCATAAGTTCTACACCTTTTCAACTATGCGGGCAAGCAATCGAAAAGAAAGGACTTTTTATGATAAAAAAATACGTTACCAAAAAAGGAGAGACTAGATATCTCTTTCAAACATACCTGGGCATAGACCCTGCTACTGGAAAAGAAAAACGCACAACACGACGTGGGTTTAAAACCATTAAAGAGGCCAAGGCGGCCGAACGTGATCTTCTCTTAGATGTAGAAGAGAATGGTTTTTCAAACAATGAAGATTTCCAGAACCCTACATTCGCTGAAGTCGCTGAGTTATGGCTTGAAAGCTATAAAAGCACTGTGAAACCA